CACGCCAGTTGTCGCCAACCTGCTCGCCTTTAATTTTGAGGATGGTGTGCATCCAACAGGCGTAATCCGAATACAACGGGTTTGCCGAAAGTTGTTGAATGTTGCGACGCTCAAGGCGTTCCCATTCAGTAACCACAAACAAGTTTGTGTAATAGAACTCGGGCGCGCTGTCAGGCGTGCGCTTTAACTGCAACTTGATTTTCATGTTTCTCCTATGTCGGCTTGGAACCGTTAATTAAGTTAGGTCAGTTGAGTAAACGCCCCCCTGGAGCTCTATCTCGTAAACCGAGAGCTCTCCAAGCGACGCGTTGATTACAGGTATGGCACTTAGGAACGTCCCTGTTAGTTCAAACCCTGGATTTGTTGCCGAGTTAGCACCTGCAGCTGGTGACACTTTTACATAGCACTTTGTGCCGAGAAGTGCTGACAAAACTGCATAAGACTCTGAGGCTGCATAACTGGCATATACCGTCAAGGTAAGCGAGTTGTTGAACAGGCCAGCAGTCATTGTGCGCGACGTGGTTCCGAACGCGGTGTCTTCAAGCGCTTCCGCTGTAACCGTCAGCGTCGCTGCGGAAACTTGATCTGTGATGTCGGTGGTTGCCGCGCTAGTTGCGCCGATCAACACGACTGGGTTAGAGAGATACGTGCTAGTTGCCATGATTGCTCCTTAAGTTCTTTCTTGATAGTAGATGATTTGTGTTCGGTAGTTGTGGATTATGCGGTCTGGGCTTGGATAGCGCAATCAAGGTCGTAGCACGGATACAACGCGCCACCAATCTCAAGGCTCGACGGACGGCCAGCCATGACAATGATTGACGAGCCAAGCACGGTTGCCACGATGCCAAGAATCTGACGCAGTACCGGCAGACCTGCTGGGCCCGAGCCGATTACTTTGACAGGGAACTCGAGGCGTACCACGTTGCCGTTGCCCGCAAACGTGGTGAAACTTGGTGCATCCAAATACACGCAATTTGGCGCAAGTTTTGTGGGGTCGTTAATAACACGCAATCCAGCAACCGCGGTGAGCGTTGCGGTGACGTCATCAATCGCTTCGTTGAACAAATCGGTGTAAGCCATTAGGCAACCGCTGGACGTGGGATACCAAGCAGCTGCTTGACAATCGGGGTCAGGCTTTGCTGTGGTGCTGAACCCATGCCGTCAAACGTGGCGTACGTTGCCTCTATTGACCCTCTGGAGCGCCACAGAGCGGCGCAATACATAATCGTGCCCAAAGTGACATCGCCGCTTGGCGAGGCGCTTAGCGAGTCGATATAACCGCTCTCCTGACGCCTGCGATAGCAGAACTGGTTGCCTGCTGACACGGATTGCGTGAGCAGCGTGTAATCGTCTGATGGGTTAGTAATGGTAATGCCGAGGTATGTCACGACGTCCGAGGCTGTTACCCATGTGCAAACTGGCGCATAGGACACGGTGCCAGACGCTGCGACACGCTCGACATCGTCAGCGGTTTTGGCGTAAAGCACCTGATCGGCAATTGGCACTTGATAGTCGTAAAGCAAATCGCCTTGCGTGTCTGTACCGATGTACAAATACTGTGGCAATGCGCGCACGGTGTAAGTGCCGTTAAATGTTGCGTCAACTCCAGCGACCGTGATGGACTGGCCGACTGCAATCTCGTTGGGGGTCAAAAGTTGCAGTACGGCGTAGTTGTCCACCAGATACTTGTTAGTAACTGTGTAAGTAGCCATGGCGGTTAAGCCGCCTTTCTACTAGGCCTGGGTGATTTTGCGAATCATGCCAGAGATTGCAGCAAACGTGCTGACATATCCGTGGAATGACATTGTGCGACCAAGGGTTGCAGGTACTTCAACGCTCATCAAGCCACGGATTGATTCGTAGAACTCAAATGCGTCGCCTGAACCTTGACCAACACGCGTGATGATCATGGTCTTGGCAGCGAAGTTGCTGTCAACTACAAGCTGGAGACCGAGTGGGTTTCCGTTCCATGATGTTGCGTTTCCGCCACCGAGTGCGTTTTGACCGGTGAGGCCTGCGCCGATGAATGGGAATACTGGACGGCCAGTTGTGTCTGCAAGTTGTCCGAGTTGACCCCACACGTCTGGTGAAACAAACATGTGAGTCGGGGTAAAGTTGCGGCCATTTGAGATGTCAACTGCGCTGTCGTAAACAGACTTCAGCAGGTCGGCTACGGTCAAATCCCATACGCCCGACGATGTTGCTGCGGTGAGCAAATTGTCTGCTGCGAAGTTGTCTGATGCGATCATGTATTCGCCCATGAGGTCATTCAAGATCAATTGCATTGCTGCAGGTGACGTAAAGTCAATGTCCTGCACAGACAATGTGACTTGACCAGCAAGAGTGGTTTTGCTAACGCTGTTTGATGCAATGACCATGGTGGTTGCTGATGCTGCAGCGAGTTCGTTTGCTTGTGAAGCAACGCTGGTGTGCGTGGTGATCGTTGGACGGATAAACGTCTTTGATGCACCGCCATCTGGATAAGCGCGTGCGCCCAATGCTTCGACTACTGGACGGATAAAGTTCAGGTCTTGCACCAATGGCCCAAGAACCGGAACAGGAAGCAAACCAGGTGTGTCGGTGGTGATTACGTCACCCGCAGCTGCTTGCAATGCGGTGCGCTTTGATGCTGTGTATTCAGCAACAGCCTTATTGATGTTTGCAAACGTGTCGCCACCGATGTGGTAAGCGGCCATAAATTCACCTGCGGTTGGGAGTACAAATTCTTTTTTAGCTTGTGCAAAAATTGGTGCAGTAGGGATGGTTGCCTCGACTGCTGGGACGGTTGCTTCTGACATTTCTGGTTTCTCCTCTACTGGGGTTACTTCTTTATTTAACACTACTTCTTCGGTCTCTTGGTGGATACTTGCAGCGACTTTGGTGATGTTTGCGGCATCGCCAAATGCGCCGATCGGTACTAGGGATAATTCCATCCAGTCGGCGGCCTCAATAATCATTGTGCCTTCCTCGTCATACGAGAACTTGGTTGGGTTTACGCCGACAGATACTTGGTCAATTGTGCCGTCTTGAGCCATAACCAAAGCGTCGTTACCGAGGCTGGTTGCGCTGATTTTGGCCGTGAACAACATTGCTTCCTCTGTTGACACACGTTCTTGGACGACGCCGACCGGCATGGATGCGTCGTGGTACATGAACAGGCGCGGTGCTTTGCCTTCGACTGGCAATGAGCCTGGACGAAAGATTACAGCTGTGCCGTCCGAAACGGTTGCTGGCACATTGTAGGGAACGGCGGTTCCGCTGATTGTGCGTCGTGGTGCGTCGCCTTTGGCGGCGTCAAGTGTGAACTCTCCTGCGATTAATTTGATCATCGGTTTGCTATCTCCTCTTGAGTGTTTTCTCTAACAATTATTTCTTCATCGTCCATGCGATCGGCCATGAAGTTTTCTTCTAGGTATTCATCGGCATCAAACTCGACGTATGTTCCGCGCGGTAGGACGTTGTCCATTGACAGCGCGCCAGCAATTGCGTCGGCATACAATTTCACGCCAAACAAGTAAAGATCGGCGCGAGCCTGTTGGGATGACTGGTATGAGTAAGCGCCAGTAGCAACTCCCACCAAATACGGTGGCACGTTTGCAAGACGTGACATTTCAAGCGCCTGATATTGCGACGCCTCAATCAAAAGCATCTTGTCAGGTGTGCTGTTTGTTTCCGTGTATGTCAAATACTCGTTAAGCGCTGCAGTCTGGTTGGTTGCTCGAGCGGCATTAAACGCGCTTGCAAGATCAGCAAGTTCTTGCGCGCTAAGTGGTTCGCCACCAGTTTGTTTGAGTACGCCGGCAGGAATGCTTGACGATGCGTTGCGGTTGCGCGCTGCTTCAAGTTTAAGCGCGGTTTCAATTGCGCCTGGTGCCGAATAAATTAAACCTTGCGCTGGAGACAAGAATTGCACAAGGTTTGCTGGGTCTAATTCTCCGCCTTGAAAATAAACCTGTGTTGATGGTGCAAACCAAACAGGGCCAGCCATGTCAGTCGTGGTAATTGAGCCGGCAGGCAGTCGAGTGAACGTGGCAGGGTAGCCGTCGGCGGTGCGCGATGTGATGTACCAAAACGCTCTGCCAAACATCATGAGGTCATCAAGTGTCCAGCTCATGAGAAATTGCGCGGACACGCTTGGGTCTGGTCGGCGCATCCATGAACGTGGCGCAATGTAAATGCGTTCCATTTCTTCGCCGTTCCAAAACTCGTTGTATGAGCGCAATGGCATTGAGCCAATAACCGATGCCATAAGGTCGCGCGCACGGTTAATCGTTGGCACGCTAATTGCTGCGTTGCGTGCTTCGCCTTCGCGGTAGGTGTAGTACTGGCCGATCATGTTTACGCCAACATTGGACGATGAGTAACCAGGTGCGAAGCCACCAGCTGCAGCCGCCTTTGATGGGGCAGGGCTTATTGCTGCTTTCTTGGTTTTGTTAAAGATCGCCATGTTCCTACTTTGTCATATAAGTGGCAACCGCGCATGACTTATCCGATTCCGACAAAAGGCAAGGTGCGCGGTCGCCGCGTTTATCTTAGTTATTTACCGCGACAAGCATGGGTTTACCCGAGTTAACTGGACGGGCACACATGCCAATACCCCAGACCATTGTGCGCGCTAACTCAATCGGGCCAGGCGATCGTTTGCTGGATAGCACGATCGTGTTGTCGGTGCGAACAGCAACTGCGCGTTGGACATGTTCGGCAAGCAGTTTTTCGCCTGTGTGCAGTAGCCGTGCCTCTGCAATCATGTTTTTGGCAAGCGGTGTAAACCGTCCTAGTTCGGCATAACCAACAACGACTCGGCGGCGCTCAATGTTCGGTGGGCATGTGGCGTCTACGGTCGGCGACAGGGCGAACCTGATCGTGGGGTCTTTGGCAAGTTCCTGCACGTTTTCCCACAGCTCTGTGATGGACTCGGCAATAAATGCCACGGTGACAAGCACCCGACCGTCCGACAGGTTGACGCATCTGGTTGCGCTGTATCGGGAGTCGTCCAGCGAAGACTCGATCGCCACTACGCCACCGCTAGGGATGTCCCCCGTGTATTCAAGTGACGGCCAGCGCCCTGGCTCAATCCATCCGCGCACGACCGACACCCAAAGGTTGAGTGATGCGCGCAAGAACGACGCGCGATCAGGGTTTGTGGATTCTTGCCTAATTGTGTCCATGTCCAACGTGTAACCGAGCGCAGGATTACCCCATGCCCATGACGCTGGATGCAGCGGGTCAAGGCTGGGGTCAGGTGACCATTCCGCCATGTACATCGTGGACGGTTCGCCTTTGTCAATTGCTCGAATGCCCGCCTCTCGCCACCTTTGGAAAAGTACAGATTCCTCGGTGCCAGCTGTGCTGAAGAAACACGCCAAAGGATTTTTGCGTGCGCGCTGTGCCGGCAACAGACCGCCCTCAACCGAGTCAGGGTTGACGTCAAACAATTCGTCCACGATTACCAAGTCAATGCTCATACCGTGACCTTGGTTTGGCTTCAATGCTTTGACCCACCACTTGCTGCCGTCTGGCATGGTCGCCTGATAACGGCCGTACGACTTAACAATTTTGGCGTTGTAATACTCTTCCAAGATTCCGCTGAGATCGTCAAACAATAAACAGGCGAGGTCTAAACGGTGCGCTCCAGATACCACGGTTTGTTTTTGCCCACGTATCTTTGGCATCTCCACAAGCCAAAACAAAATAAGCGCCTGAATAATTGTAGTCTTACCGTTCTGACGCGCAACCGAAACAAGACTCGAGCGATGCACAAACTTGTTATCGGCGTTAACCGCAAGCATCCCCTCAAGAGCATGCATTTGCCACGGCATTAAAGTGACCCCAAGTACCTGTTTTGCCATGTCCCCCACAAGCCCAGCTAGTGAACCGGCATGATCAGGCACCATCGTTTCCAAGCGCGGTCGGTCATGACCAGTTGGCGCCAGTTCAGGCTGATCTTGGCTGGTGGCGACAAAAT